GCTAATAATTACTAAGAAACACTAAACAAACAATAAATACAAACCCTTAAAAACAAACACAATGCGCAGAAGACTCTATTCGAGCAGAAACCGCAAACGTCGGTCAAAAACTAAAAGGCTTCGCAAATATTACGTATCACGTGGAGGTATTAGACTTTAACATAATATAACAAAAACCAACCAAAATGGCAAACAAAAATTTATTCAACTCGGTTGAAGTAAGCAAACCGAAAAAAAATGTGTTCGATTTAACACATGACGTAAAAATGTCATCTAAAATGGGACAACTTACACCAACTTGCGTGATAGAGTGTGTACCAGGAGACATGTTCAACATTGGATGTGATAGCTTAATCAGATTCGCACCATTATTAGCCCCGGTTATGCACCGCATGGACGTAAGTATGCACTATTTCTTTGTACCAAACAGGATTATATGGGAAAATTGGGAAAAGTTTATTGTAGATGCAAATTCAAACCACGTAATACCATATTTTGAGTATGCACCTTCATTTAGTGCAGAAAGAAAGAAATTTCTTGACTATTTAGGTGTACCCCCAAATAATAGCAGCCCTGCCCTACCCCGTAACATTCAAGCATTACCATTAGCAGCATATCAAGCTATTTATAACGAGTATTATAGAGACCAAAACTTAGTTCCAGAAGTCACTTATCAATTAAATGACGGAGACAACACAGGAAATACAGATTTATACGAATTGCGTTTAAGAGCATGGGAACACGATTATTTCACAAGTGCACTACCATTTGCACAAAAAGGCGCAGCAGTAGATATTCCGATTGGACAAATTGAAAATGATGTAGCAGTAAGAATTAGTAATAATTTAGGTGATAGACAAGCTTTGAGTACAGATTTCCCAATTCCTGGTGCTGCAGTTTACGGACAATTTAATGCAAAACAGGATTTAGGTAGTTCAACAGTAGATCAAAATTTTTTATTTGTAGACGGTGATGAGTTTGATATATCAGCTACAACTATTAACGATTTACGCCGAGCATTTAGACTACAAGAGTGGCTTGAGAAAAACGCACGTGGTGGCACACGTTATATTGAGAATATTCTTATGCATTTCGGAGTAAAAAGTAGCGATAAAAGGTTACAGCGCCCCGAATACATTACAGGAGTAAAAACACCCGTAGTTATATCAGAAGTACTTAACACAAGTGGACAAGAAGGACAACTACCACAGGGTAATATGGCTGGACATGGAGTAGCAGTATCAACAGGTAAATATGGTACTTATTTCTGTGAAGAACATGGATACATTATCGGAATTATGTCCGTTATGCCAAAAGGTGCTTACCAGCAAGGAATTCCAAAAACATATCTTAAAAACGACCCGCTTGATTTCTTCTGGCCTTCATTTGCACATATTGGAGAGCAACCAGTTACAAACAACGAGTTATACGCATTTACAAACAACGACGCATTAACATTTGGTTATGTACCACGTTATGCAGAATATAAGTTTATGCCAAACCGAGTAGCTGGAGATTTCAGAACAACCCTAGATTATTGGCACTTAGGTAGAATTTTTAGCAATCAACCAAATCTTAACCAATCATTTATTGAATGTAACCCAGATGATGTAGACCGCATATTTGCGGTAACAGATGACCCAGAGGGAACAGACAATTTATATTGTCAAATATTACACAAGATTAGAGCGGTAAGACCTATGCCTAAGTTCGGAACGCCAATGTTCTAATATATGAGTACTAGATGTCAGACACCCTTTCATAAGAAAATGGAAATAGTGAAAGGAGTAGAAACAGGATATATGCCATTTCCATGCGGGAAATGCCCCGCATGTGTAAGACGCAGAGTATCAGGATGGGCATTTAGACTAAACAAACAAAGTGAGCAGAGCAATTCTGCTCACTTCGTTACTCTTACTTACAATGATGAACACATTAAGAAAACTAAAAACGGCTTTGAAACACTTGTTAAAAAGGATGTACAAGATTTTTTTAAAAGGCTTAGAAAATTAACAAAGCAAAAAATTAGCTATTACGCAGTAGGAGAATACGGAGATACAGGAGAAAGACCACATTATCATATAATCTTATTCAACGCAAACCCTAAAATAGTAGAAAATGCTTGGAAGCTCAATGATATTACTCTTGGTAACGTGCATTTTGGTGATGTTGGTGATGCCAGTGTTGGCTATACTCTTAAGTATATTAGCAAAGACAAGAAAATACCCCAATTTAATGGGGATGACAGACAAAAAGAGTTCGCACTCATGTCTAAAGGATTGGGTGCAGGATATCTCACCGACAACATGGTCAAGTGGCACACAAAAGGAAACATAGAAAATAAAGTGTATTTACCATTAAAAGATGGCAAGAAAGCAGCCATGCCCAGATATTATAAGGACAAAATATATGACCAAAACTTTTACATTGATGAAAATGGTAATAAAGTCAGGTCAAAGGCACAAAGATTTAGAATAGGAGTATTTATGCGTGCAGAATCGCAAAAACAGGTAGATGAATTACAAGACAAGTATGGCGATTTGTACTATTACAAACAAGCAGAAGAAACCGCAAACGATTTTAGAAGAATGGC